TGTAGGTAACCCCATTTCGAGAGCGGTCGCACGAGTTGTCTTACTTCCTTCAGCGAACCAATGTTCTGGGTATCCTGCACCACCAAGAATCTGGTTCTTAAATAGCCGAGCTTCCTGTGAGGCATCCTGCGCTTCTAATTTAGGCGAAAGGACATTCCACTTCACCTTTTCGTTATGTGCGCGTGTGGATCCTGGCTTTGGAGTCGGCAAGGACTGAACGAATGTTTCTAATTCCTCTTTATTCATTCCTTCACACTCAATATCCCAAATGAAGGTATTAATCAAAAACGCCCTTTCTAATCGAGCGAATAAGAACTGGTCGTGCCCATCTAACCAATCAGACAAGGCTAATAGATCAGACCGCCCACGTGTAGCAGCAATGGGCTTGTTGATGGCAAAATAGAAACAATCGCCTTCAAGCATTCCTGTTTTACGATTAATATTTACGATTTGGAGTTCTCGCTCTTTTCTAGCCTTCGCTGATTTCCAAATGACTTTATCATTAAGTCGCGGATTATCTTTCATTTTTGTCACTTTAATGATCGTTGACGGATCGACATATCCAAGCTTTACAGCACCGTTCGCCGGATTAACCCAGAATGGAAAGCAGTTCTCGCCAAACAGCGAAATCTCCATAGCATTATCGTAGATTGAAAGATCCATTTGGTTGTCAGGATCGTTCCAAAAGGAATCAATAACCTTGAAAACTTCTTCGTCTTCTGTCGTATAGGTAAAACCATCGCCAATAACGAAATCAGGGATAATGTCAATGATACGTTTTGCCATAGGATTCGTATCGTAGAGGTAAAAAGCGATTTCCTGCATACGTTTCTGCGTCATTTGATTAAGGTCTCTCGCAGCATCAGTTGATAACGACCGCCATAAAGCATCTTCACCGCTTGTTGTTCCGGCCATAGGGTAAGCCTCTTGTACCCTCTTTTGAACGGCCTTCCACCGTCTTTCTCGTTCTGAAAAATCTACAATAGGTTCTGATTTTTTCTTTGTCATCTTAGCATCGCTCCTTTTCGTTCAATTCTATTATGTCCTACAACGGCCGCGGCGGATTGAATTTTATCTCTCGGCGTTGTAATTATAATTGGTTCCCCTCTTTTGTTTTCTTCGGTTCTTTGTCCTGGTTCACTGCATGCAACGGCAGGTGTTTCTTTCTTCCGTGGGAATAAGAAATTAATCCCGTATTCTGCCGCGTTTACAGCATGAGTGAATTTATTATCAAGATGGTCAAGACCCATCTTATTGAGTTGAAGCATCTTAAAGCAATCAGAAAGTTTAATACATGTTGGCTCTTGCGAGACATTAAACTGTGGCTTCCATACGCCTTGAACTTGAACTCGTTGTTTGAGGCATTCTTTGACGCATTTCATCTTCTCGTCATTGCTTAATTCTTTGTATTTAATATCAATCTGACCATTACTTAATGTTCGGTATTCATCAATCACGCTTGTTTTTGTTGTTCTGCTTCGTTTATCTCCTGATTTATCGCCAATAAACTTAACATTTTTCAGTTCACCTGCATATCCAAGGTGTGCAAGGCATTTTACAAGTTCAGGAATAAGTTCTTTTGTTAACTTGTTGAAGAAAATCTTGTAGTAAAGAAAGAAAATCCTGTCATAAGCGTCTTTTTGAGCGAAAAGAAACACTTCACCTGCCAATCCGAAGTCCATAAAACAGTAAAGAGGTCGTTGGTTATTTAAATAAACCTTATGGCTTAGCATGTGGATATTATCGTCATATTCTGGATAGGATCGTCTTGTAAGCGCGGCATCATACCGTATTTCGAGTTCTTGTGCAATCTCGGCCGGTGTCATTGCTGCCGTTTTCTTCTTAAACCATTCATCTGTCTTTAACGGATGTTCTTTCCAATGAAATTTAAGTTTTACGAACCCTGATTGCTTCATCTCACCAATCTCGGCATATTTGTTGTTTACCATATTAGCCGGTGGCGTTGAGTTAAGACATATCGTGTTTGATGCATTACGGCAACCTTTCCACATTTCATCAAGGCATTCAATATGCGCGGCCTCATCGATTAGAATGAACTTGTACTGCGAATCACGTCCGGCTTTCGGGTTTGACGACTCCCCCTTGATAATCGAGTTCATTGTTGGTATCGAGAATGTCAGAAACGGGTTGTGTAGCCTTGGCTTTAAGAACGGCGGAAGCCTTTGGTACATAAATAATAGTCGTCCGTGGAGTGAGTGAAAAGAGTTGCCAGTATCTTGAACTTCCGATTCCTTTCGGGAAATGTTTAGCGCAGTAAACCCTTTGGTGTAAAGGCAGTTCCATAATTCCCATCCCATAACTGTCCACGATATTCCCATATCGCGCGATTTCTCAATAAACGTATCGCAATATGTATCGAGTGTTTTTAAAAGTTTATCAATCTGGTACGGATACAATTGAAATGGAATAATAGACGGAGTCCTCCGCGTGTCTATGGTTGAAACATAATTGTTAAACCAATAGACCTTTCCATATTTGGGATCAATACCCGGCTCAGAACACTTTCGATACTCTTCAATCTGCCATTCTTTTGCTTTAGCAGGAGTCAAAGATTCAATATGCTTCCGCCAGTTAATCCGTTCTGTAGGTACAAATTCTTCATCCATTGATTTCATCCGCTGTTAACATTTTCTTTTCGTGTTCTTTGACAGTAACGCCTCCGCAAAGGAACGCTTCTAATTTAATTAATCTCTCAAGATCGCGAATACTGACCTTGCCTTCATATTCTTCTGATGTCAATTCTGTTTCTGTTTTCTTGATAAGATTCCGTACGGTCAGTAACCTTTCCTGAATTTGTTCTTCTAGAAGCACGTTCATCTTTTCAGAAATCCGCTCTTGAAATACCGCTAAGCGTATCTTTAAAGGTTTAATGCCTCTTGACGCATCGCCTTGTTTAAAATACTTTGATGCGGTCGGGAAACTCATGCCGGACTCTTTAGCAGCCGCTTTGATCCCCATCCCGCTTGCGATGTAAGAAAACAATTCGTCAATCTTCTCTCTTGGTACGGCGTATCGGTAGCCGTGCCCCTCTTTTTTGTCTTTAGGCAAACGCAGGTTCGCCAATGAATTTAAGTTTGTCTGTCCCATTAATGACACTCCTTCTTTTTCACAACGAATTCGATTGCGCCAGTTCGTTCATCTGCCCCTGAGCCGAAAGCCGCTGTTAAGAAACAAGCGAACTGGCCGACAACTAACGGCGAGTATTTATACCTGACCTGATTTGTTGCTATGGTAGCGGTTGTTTCTGCCACAACTGCCGTAGCGGTTCCTACCTTCATTATCAGCGCTTTAGCGCTTCCTGCGTCCGGTGTTTGCGCGACACCGTCGATTTTAAATGTTCCCCGAAAGGTAACATCGTCTCCCACATAATATTTCTTTGGTCTGTTAGGCATTTTTATCTCCTTTATTTATCAATATGTTCTTCAAATTCATAATCCATGTCTGATGAATCAATGTCGTAATTTATTGTATCATCTATAAAATCATAATCCATACTGTGATCTATCAAATCATAATCTTCGGTCTCATTATAAAAATCATAATCAAATGTTTCATCAACAAAAAGGGCAACCAATGGGAGAGAAGACGCGGATGAACTTGACGAGCTTGAACTGCTAGAACTCAAAGAATTTGATGATGACGATCCTGATGAACTGCTTTGAGATGAAGAACTTGACGAACTGGAACTGCTAGAACTTAATGAACTTGAGGAACTGGAACTCGAACTGCTTGAACTTGACGAACTAAAAGAACTGGAACTCGACGAACTGGAACTGCTTGAACTCGAAGAACTAAAAGAGCTTGAGCTAGAAGAACTGCTGCTTGAAGAACTGCTGCTTGAAGAACTACTGCTTGAAGAACTACTGCTTGAAGAAGAAGAAGACGATGAACTTGATATTGATGAACTGCTCGATGAAGAACTAGAACTTAATTCTACGGAAGAACTGCTAGAACTCGACGAACTGGAACTCGAAGAACTCGGCGAGCTGGAACTTGACGAACTGCTACTCGAAGAACTTGAAGAACTCGAAGAAGAAGAACTCGTCGAACTAGAACTCGAAGAACTTGAAGACGAAGAACTCAGCGAGCTGGAACTTGATGAACTGCTACTCGAAGAACTTGAAGACGAAGAACTCAGCGAGCTGGAACTTGACGAACTGCTACTCGAAGAACTTGAAGAACTCGAGCTTAATGAGCTGGAACTTGATGAACTGCTACTCGAAGAACTTGAAGACGAAGAACTCAGCGAACTGGAACTTGATGAACTGCTACTCGAAGAACTTGAAGACGAAGAACTCAGAGAACTGGAACTTGATGAACTGCTACTCGAAGAACTTGAAGACGAAGAACTCAGAGAACTGGAACTT